ACTAAAAAAGCTATGGCTCTTAAAAAGTGGGGATTTGGTAGCGTAGGAGCAGCTAGAAACTTTTGTCAAAAAAATAAATCTAAAAAGTAAATAAACAAATAAACAAATAAATAAATAAATTATGGCATTTAAAATATCATCACCATTTCCTATGTCAACAGGATCAGGATCTGACAAGGAGAAAGAAAAAAGAACTAAAGCTGAAACTACTACGGTTGATTCTAAGGGAGTTGCAGACGTTAGCGTAAAAGTAGAAAAACCTAAAGTATCTTCAGCTAAGCCAACTAAAAAAGAAGCACCTAAATCTAAAAGTGTAAAAAGAAAAACAGCTAGACTAGCAAAAACTAGAGAAAAAGGTAAACAAGCACTAGAAGATGGTAACACTTCAAAAGCTATGAGATTAAAGCGTAGAGAGAGAAGACTTAAAAAAAGAATAGCTAAAAAATCTAAAAAATAAAAAATTGGCATTTAAACTGAACAATCCACCATACTCTAGTGAGAACACGCCTATATATAGGGTTGATATGGAAAATGGTGTTCTAGGTAAGGCTAATAAAAACGGTACCATAATATTAAACAATAATCTAAGCCCTTTTCAGGAACAAGATGTTATAGATCATGAAATGGTGCATATAGATCAAATGAGACGTGGTGATTTAGATTACGATGATAATTACGTTTACTGGAAAGGTAGAAAATATTCAAGAGCTCAAATGAGTGAAGGCTCTCCTAATTTAGCCTGGGAAAGAGAGGCGTATAATAAAACAAAGAAAAAATAAATAAATTATGGCTTACAAACAATCACCAGGTAGAATGAATATGCCTAAAACAGGAGGAGGCGTGCCAAGTGCATTAACTATGCCAGAACCAGATCCTAAAAAACCAGAACTAACTAAAAAAGAAACCGATAAAAAAGAACAAATACCAAGCGTAACAAGTAGAAGGTTTGACGACGAGTATTATAATGTTCCAAATTCTAAGCCTTATAAAAGAAACTCAGACGGATCAGTACAAATGATAACTACTAAAGGTAGTACTTACAGTTTAAGAAGAGGAACAGATAAGCAATGAAAAAAATATTAGAATTTTTCAGCACTAAAGTTTTTAAACAAGTAGGTGATGTGGTTGATAACCTATTCACTAGTGAGGAAGAAAGACTAAATGCTAGAAATGAAATATTTAAAGTGCTACAAGATGCTCAGTTAGAGTTGCAAAAAATGCAGACTGAAATTATTGTAGCTGAAGCTAGTGGTAATTGGTTACAGAGAAGCTGGAGACCAATACTAATGCTTTCATTTGGTTTTATAATAATATATACAAAATTCATATCACAACTATCAGCACAACTGATAACACCTACGTTAGAACCTCAATTCTGGAGTTTACTAGAAATAGGTATTGGAGGTTATGTGATAGGTAGAAGTGGTGAAAAAATTGTAGATAAATTAGGACCTATCTTTAAAAAGTAATTAAGAGATAAACAGTGTGATTATATATAAAAAATAACCAATTAAATTAAATAAAATGGGAAAATTAACAGAAGAACAATTAAAATCAGTAAAAGAAGCGCAGGGAAAAATCAACGCAATATTAGTTGAAATAGGTTTCTTAGAAGCTAAAAAAGCTGAATTTTTAGGGGCACATTTTGAAGCTGCTAAAGCATTAGAGGAAGTTAAAACAGAACTAAAAGAACAATATGGTGACATTACTGTTAATTTAGCTGATGGATCTTTTGAAAAAGTAGAAGCTGAGGAGACAAAAACTCTTGAAGTAGTTGACTAATGAGCTCTGTTATAAGAAAAATAAGTATAGGTTCTGATTATAAAAATGATGCTATGCATTATTCTATAGGTCAAGAAGTTTATGGTGGTCATAAAATAGCCTATATACTATTAGAAGAGCAAGATAATTCTTATAACATACATATAAAAAAGAATAATGAGGTATTGCCGTGGAAGAAGTTTAATTCTAACATGGCAATATCTATTGAATACGATCTACAGTACTAATGAAGAGCGTATACGACTTTATTATAGAGCCAGTAGGAGAAAGATACGATAATGAATTAAAAATAGGTGACAAAAACTTGGTTTTAAATTCTAAAATAGAAAGCCACAAATTTGTAAACAATAAAGCTAAAGTAGTTTCTATACCACTAGCAATAAAAACACCTATAAAAGTAGGTGATGAAATTATAGTTCATCACAATATATTTAGAAGATACTACAACCAAAAAGGTAAAGAAGTAAATAGTAGTAAGTATTTTAAAGATAACACGTATTTTTGCCAGCTAGATCAAATATATATGTATGGTAGAAACAACTTGTGGAAACCTTTTAATGGTAGATGCTTTGTAGCACCTATAATTAATAAGGATGATTTAGAGATAAAGAAACAAAAAAACCATATTGGAATACTTAAATACGGTAATAGTTCCTTAGAAGCTCTTAAAATAAGCGAGGATGATGTTGTGGGCTTTACGCCTAACAGTGAGTTTGAATTTGTCATAAATGATGAATTATTATATTGTATGAAATCAAAAGATATTGTAATTAAATATGAGCACAAAAAAAACAAAGCTCAGTATAATCCAAGCTGGGCAAAAAGCAGTTGAGGAATTAATAAAGGTAGCTAAAGAACCTATAGTAGACTCAGGTGATGATATAACTGCCGATAGATTAAAAAACGCCGCAGCTACAAAAAAGCTAGCTATATTTGATGCTTTTGAAATACTAACACGTATTGAGGAAGAGAAAAGTATGATAAACGATAACATTAAAGAAAAACCTTTTAAAGGTTTTGCGGAAGGGAGATCTAAGTAATGTACGAGCAAACATTAGTAAAAACGTTAGATGATTACATTAAGCCATCAGTTGTAAAGAAAAATAACAGACATAAGAAGTGGAGCTATGGTTACAATGAAGATCATGATATAGTTATAATAAGTAAGGACGGAACCTTAGGTGAAGTTATACAGATACAGAATTTAATCATAGGCTTACCAGCTGAACCTGAAAAAGTCTATAAGCGTTCAAATAAAAGGGCAGAGCAGAAGTGGGAAAAGTTAAACTACCCCAAAGAGCTATTGAAAATAAAAAGTGTGTTTGACTGGGAGAAATATCCCAACGCGTTTAAAGAAAAATGGTATGACTATATTGATGAAGAGTTTACAAGACGTGAAAAAGGTTTTTGGTTTAAAAACAAAGGTGCTGCTAATTATATTACTGGTACTCACTATATGTTCTTGCAGTGGTCCAAAATTGATGTTGGGGCAGCGGACTATAGGGAATCAAACAGACTATTCTTTATATTCTGGGAAGCTTGCAAAGCAGATGTACGTTGTTACGGAATGTGCTATCTTAAGAACAGACGGTCAGGGTTTTCTTTCATGGCCTCAGGCGAAACGGTTAATCAAGCTACAATATCCACAGACTCCAGATTCGGAATTTTATCAAAGTCTGGTCCAGATGCGAAAAAGATGTTTACTGATAAAGTGGTACCCATCTCGGTTAATTATCCCTTCTTCTTCAAACCAATCCAGGACGGTATGGACAGGCCGAAGACGGAACTCGCCTATAGGGTCCCAGCCTCGAAACTTACCCGTAAAAAACTCGACGAAGGTATTGCTTCCGAAGAGAGGCAGGGTCTCGATACCACGATCGACTGGAAAAACACGGGTGATAACTCGTACGACGGGGAAAAATTAAAACTATTAATCCACGATGAAAGTGGTAAATGGGAAAGACCTACAAATATACTAAATAACTGGAGAGTTACAAAAACTTGTTTACGATTAGGTTCTAAGATCGTAGGTAAGTGTATGATGGGTTCAACATCAAATGCTTTAGACAAGGGTGGCTCTAATTTTAAAAAATTATACTATGCTTCAGATGTCAGGGAGAGAAACCGCAACGGACAGACTAGCTCAGGATTATATAGTTTGTTCATACCTATGGAATGGAATTACGAAGGATTCATCGACGCTTATGGAGTACCTGTATTCGATGCGCCAAGTGAGGAAACCTTTGATCCGAGTAATGAATTAATAAAGACAGGTGTTATACAGCATTGGGAAAACGAAGTTGAAGGTTTAAAGAACGA